GTGTATGCTGCATCCATGATGAGCGGCTTGTCCACGCCATTGCAGATGACGAGGCTACCTGCAAACTGCGCGAAGCTTACAAACGTCAGCCCTGTGGACCAGCCAGGAGGCGATCCAGGTCGGCTGTTTGCAATAGTCGTGTTCCATCGCATCGTGACAACGCCAGATGCGTTAATGCTCACAATGCGCCCATCCTTGGCGACCGCAATCAGCGCGGTGTTGAAGTATTCCAGCGCGATGATTTCATCCATCAGGCCAGTCACGTCAGCGAACAGCGACGTGCCATACCGCAGACGCAGCCGACCGTTCGTGTCTGGATACACGTTGCGTGCTTCTGTCAGGTAGCGAGAGCTAAGGTTCAGCGGTGTGTCAAACGTGTTCAGCCCACCGCGAAACTCACGAGCCTCGCTGACCTGCATTGCATTGACAGCGGGTAGCCGCTGCGAGAGGATGCCTCGCCTCATCGCCAATCCTCAAGCCACTCTGTCTGTCCAATAGGACTTGTCATGCGTGGATCAAGCTGGATCACTGCATTGTCGTGATTACGCTGCAACTGCTTGAGGCGAGCCTCAAACGCTGTCTGCAAGGACGCAACCTGCGCAGGGTTCGTGCCATCGTCAGCCGCATACTTGTATGCCGCACCGTTGACTAGACATGTCACATCGAACGGGACAACAACGCTAGGGTCAGTGAAGATATCCGCAGGGTCTAGCCGCACACGAATGCGCAGCGGACGGTCGGTTGTCGTCACTGCGTTGCGCGGCCAGATGCGGAAGATGTTGCCGGTGTCATCGCTGACATACAGCGGCTCAACGTAGCGTGGATTGGTGTCAGTCAACCTATACGGGTTGATATCCTGCGACACAATCGGCAGCGGCAGGTTGTTGCTGCCAATGAAGATGTGCTGCACATCGTGCCATCCGCCGCGTGCGCCCACAATCGGCTGCGTGATCTGCCCTGTTGTGCCATCAAGCTGCCGCGTTTCCCAACGCATCAGATGATCCCACCAGCGTTGCTCGCGGACCATCTCATACGCCTCTTCAAGCATCAATGCAATGGCATCCTCTGCATATAGCTGTGTGCCCTGTCCGCTGACCATGCGCAGCCGCACAGTCGTCTTACGGATCAGGTCAGTCAAGGTATTGAATGCCACTACGCCTAACTCCTTGCACAAAAGGACACGCCACTGTTGTCAATGGCGTGCCAAGTTTCGCTACAGCAAGGGCTGCACGTTAGGCAAACTGCCTCGCACCGTGCAGGTTCGAGTTGTCGGCGATATACCGCACCTCGAACGTATTGACGCCATCAGGCACTACCACCACAGGCAGATACGTCCCGCGAGTGTCAGCGTTGGTGGCGGAAGGTGTGAGGTTCGCCGCAAGACCAGCAACGAATGTGCCCGCGTTCGCAGAAGGCGCACCGTTCTTGATCTCATTCACCAGCGCACGGAAGCGCCAAGGCACGCCAAGCACGTTAGTGAGACCAACGTCCACTGACACACCAGCTGTGGCAGTCCAGTCAATACGATCCACATAGCGAAACGCCTTGACACCAAGCACAGGGGTTGCGCCGCTCAGCGTGATCTGTTCGATCATGCGCTGACCAAGATAGTCACGCCCCGTGATTGTCAGGACAGATGTGGACGCGGCAGACGCAACGGCACGAATGCCGCGCCCCCATCGCGCCATCTGCGTTTCGCTGCCTGTGTAGGTGCCAGCGAGAACCGCTGTGCCACCCGCTGTCGCAATGGACTGTGCAACAAGCAGCGCCGTGTTGTTGGCGGCAGCCGGAGCACCATACTCCGCCACCACCACGTCATCCCCGTCAATACCATTGGCGTATTCCATCGCGGGAACACGCAGATTGACACGCTGCGGGAAGAACGAAGCATACCGACGCACCATGACTTACGCCTCCATCCGAAATTGGCGGCTAGCACGGCGAGTGTTCTTCTCGACATGCGCCTTGAGGTTGATGACTGTCTTGGGATCAACAGGCAGTCCAGTGTCAAGGTCAACCTCAAAGTCGCTGCCCTCGACAAGTCCAGCTTGCGCCATCTGTGCCTTCGTCTCGAACCACAGTGAATGCCCGCTAGGGAAATACACCATGTAGCTCTCTGGCACAGTGCGCGTCACAACTTCCTCGATGAAGTTGACGCCGTGATACTCACTCTCCACATCATTCTTGTGCGGATTGCGCTTGCGCACAGTCTCGGTGATCTTGCGGTTATGGACCACTTCAATCTGGAAGCGCGGTGCCCTGTTCTCTGCCATGTCCGTCACCCCGTAGCGCCATTGCGCAGCACCGCATGGGTGCGGAAGCAGCGCCAGTTGCAGAAGTTACCCTGCCACACCACACGCTTGCCGGTGGCATCCACTGTCCAAGGCGCAGTCAAGTCCTTCACACGCATGTTCACATTCTTGAGGATGTGGGTGCGCATGTAGCTGCTGTTGATGAAGTATGCACGGTTCACACCGCAATCTTCATCAAAGATCATCGGGATGCCGTTGTGGGTGACGCCTTCAAAGCCAAGGTCATACATGCCCTTGCCCTTGTTGGACTGATCCAGATGGATCATCACCTTGTCACGCACAGCCTGACGGTAGATGCGCAGAATGTTGCGTCCAGCGATGATAACGTCAGGCTTTTCACTCTTGAGCTTGAGGTCAAGCAGCACGTCATCGAAGGCTTCTTCGATGTTCGTGGGATCAAGCGCACCAGCAAACTGATACGCCGATGTGCGCCACTGCTGTTCCAGCGCGCGGTTCAGCCCGCCAAGAACACCAGTTGTCGGATCATCCGCAATCAGCGCAGCGAGGCCAAGCGGGTCTGTGCCAGCGCCAGCACCATAGAGGTATTCGGAGAACTTCTCCTTGATGCTTGCCTCAAGCACGTCAAGCTTCGCATTGAGCAGCTTGAACAGTGCAGCTTCGCCAGTGTTCTCATCCACTTCCTGATCGGAAATGATGAGTGTGCCAGCAACGCGCGACCACCCGTAGCCAACGGTCGTAAACTCGTTGGTCTGCGCAACGGGAAGCTCGTTCATATACTGGTAGGACGTGATGTTGGGGTTGCGCCCAACAGTCAGCGGATTGGTGATGTTCGCACCACCATTCTCAAGCTCCACCTTGTCTGTCGCCATAGCCCATGCAACAAGCACGTTGGACTTGATGGACGCCATGATGAGCTTGCGACGAGACTTGTCCAGCATCGAATGGACGATTGTATCAATCGTTCCAGGCGACGCATATTGTGTGCTGATAGCCATTGTAATCCCTCACAGTTGTTCGATGTTGAGGCCAGCTTCGCGCATCGCTTCAAGCACAATGTCTCGATTGCGACGCTCGTGACCAGTAGCAGTGCCAGGACGACGCGGCACAATGGGCGCATCGCCGGTCGGAGACGGTGCAGGAACGCGAGCGTTGCTAGGACGCTGCGGCTGCTTGTTCCCGTTCTGCTGTGCCAGTGCTTGTTCCGCAAGCGACTGGTTCAGGTCATACCCATGTTGCAGCGCGTAGCTTTGCAGCATGAGTGCAGCCTCACGAAGCGTGAGGGTCTTGTCAGCATCAAGCAGGTTCATAAGCTCCTGCTGCTGACCTTGCGCCCAAGGGAAAGCGCGATACAGGTTGTTCAACTCGCGATCAACTGTCTGCGCAACTTCTGCTTCACGCGCAGCAGCTTCACGGTCTTGCTGGAACGGTGCAACAGCATCGTTCACCATCTTCTTGAGCGCGCCCATGTCCACCGACGCGCCAAGGCCATCTACTTCATACCCCATAGCCCGAAGCTCTGTCAAGACCTTTGTGGCCGCCTCGACTGGATTTTTCTTCCAGTGCGCCATAAACTGCATTGCAGTGCTGACTTCTGCGGGCTGTAGTCCAAGCTGCTGCGGAAGCACGGCAGCTTCACGGAATGCTTCAAGCTGCGCAGTCGTGCGATCAAGCTCTGTGCGCACACGCATCACTTCTGTCTGCGCATTACGCGCAGCTTCGTAGTAGCGACGCTCATTGCCCGCGCGTGCAATGACGTTGCCGTTGTTCGGATCAATCAGGTCTCCCTGATTGTTGGCAGGCAAACG